AAGTGGAAGTGCTTTAAGAAGACTGCTTATTTCTCCACTCTCAAAGGTAAATAGATTAAGACTTTCATTGGATAAGAAAATTAAAGAGGTTTTATCATTAGCAAGTGAGTTGGCAGTTGCAAATAGCATTCCTAATTCCATTCAATTCTCTCCGCAGGACATACACATAGATTGGCAGGACGGACTGCCGATTGATATGACTGAACAAGTTACGGTGGAAAGCACGGCCGTTAATTCTGGATTAAGTTCAAGAGAAAGTTCTATGAAGCGACTTTGGGGATTAGAGGGGGATGCCTTGAAGCAGGAGATTAAAAAAATAAAAGCAGAGCAGAGTGAAAACCAACCAAATCCTCCTGGATTAAAACTCCCAAGCCTTGAAGAAAAACTTAACGCTATAACGATAAATTCTCAGGTGAGCAATGCAGGTAAATAGTTATTTGAATTTTGTAAATAAATTGACTGAAGCTGAAACGCAAAGGATTATTAAGTTATATTCGGATGCAGAAAAGCAAATCTTAACTTTGATAAATTCAGGACTTTTGAATCCTTATCAAATTGGTTTCTTAAAAAATAAGTTATCAGAGGCAGATAAGATTTTAGGTTATTTAAATCAAGGTTCTAAACAATGGACGCAAGAGATGACTACAGGATTATATGGGGCAGGTGTAAAGTTTGCAGATTTAAGCATAGGAGTTGTTACGAACCCTGATATATTAGCAAGCAGATTTCATTTAGAGGCAATGAATGTATTAGCAAATAATGTTTATGGAAGATTAGGTGAACTCACGGGAGTTGTCGGAAGAAGGATAAACGATATTTACAGAAGCGTAACTCTTGAATCGATTAAATCTAACATAGCAGGTTATGATTCGCTTAGTAAAGTTGCTCAAAATATGAGAGATAATTTAGCAAAACAGGGGATCACGGGTTTTGTTGATAAAGCAGGTAAAGAGTGGAATATGACTTCTTATACCGACATGGTGGCAAGGACTTCTACTATGGAAACTTTTAGACAGGGAACGGCAAATGAATATCTTGAAAATGACATTGATTTAGTTCAAATAAATAATGTGATTACTCCAACAACCTGCGAGGTTTGCAGAAAATATGCAGGTAAAATAATAAGTTTAACAGGAAAAACACCTGGTTATCCTACACTTGAAGAAGTGCAAGCCGAAGGGATGTTCCATCCTAACTGCATTCACTCTTACCACGTAGTTATACCCGATATCGAAACATTAAGAAAAGAAAACGATAGACTTCAAAAGATATATGAGGGAACATAATGCCCTGGAGAAGAAGAGGAAGAGAAATACAGGTTAAACGAGGTGGGAAGTGGAGACATAAAGCTACTGCTGGCTCACTTAAAAAGGCGAAGGGTATGCTACGAATTTTAAATAAATGGTATTCAGGTCATAAAAAATAAAGTTTTTAAATAATCTAACAGCCGACAGGCTGGTAAATAAATGGGAGGCAACAAATGAGTGAAGAAGTAAAAGAAGTAAAAAAGGTAACTGAACCTGAAAATCAGGAAAAACTCTTTAAACAAGAAGAGGTAAACAGAATTATAGCAGAGAGGCTTGCCAGGGAGCAAGAGAAGTATAAAGACTACGAGGAGTTAAAGAAAGCCAAGACTAAACTTGATGAATTGGAGGATGCTAATAAAACGGAACTTGAAAAAGCAAGAGCAGAAACCGACCAATTTAAAAAGTTAGCTGAGCAAAAAGAGGTAGAAAAGAAGCAGGTATTAATAGAGAACTTAAAGCTTTCTTTACTGGACCAGGCAGGACTTCCAAAGAGTTGGGCAAAAAGGATTCTCGGCCAGACTGAAGACGAAATTAAAGCAGATATTGAAGAACTTAAAAAACTTCTTCAAGAAAAAGCTCAAAATGTTGGACTGACAGTTGGAGGAGAACCTAAAGGAATGCCAGACCTCAATAAGATGTCAATAGAACAATATGCAGCCTGGCGAAAGACTCAAGAAGGGAAATAAATTTTAAACGAATTTTAGACTTAGGAGGTTTAAAAGATGAGTAATACATTTTTAGTACCAAGTATTATTGCAAAAGAAGCGATTCTTTCTTTAGAGAATCAACTCGTTTTTGGAGGTTTAGTTCACACAGATTTTAGCGATGAATTTGCAAAAGTAGGGGATACCGTAACAGTTAAAAAGCCTGCTACCTTTGTAGCACAGGAATTTATAGATGGTTCAGGTACCGTTACTCCTCAGACTATTACGGAAGGTTCAGTTGCAGTTGTAATGAATCATCACAGGGAAGTAACTTTTTCAATTACATCTAAGGAAGCAGCCTTAAGTCTTCAGGATTTGAGAACACAGCTAATTGATCCAGCAATGAGGGCTCATGCACAGGCAGTTGATGCTGACCTTTCAGGACTTTATGTTGACATTCCAGGATATCAAGCAGAAACAGGAACGGCAGTATTAGCGGACCTTGCAGCCCTTGATAAAATGCTCAATGTCAACAAGGCACCGATGGTTCTTAGAAATTTAGTTGTAGATCCTGCAACAAAAGCAAAGTATATCGTTCTTGATGCAGTTTTAAACGCAGAAAAAAGCGGAAGCACGGATGCACTTAGATTGGCTTCTATGGGTTGGATAATGGGTCTTGAATCATTTATGAGTCAGAATGTTAAAACCCATGATAACGGAGATTTTGCACTTACAACTCCAGTCGCAAGTGGAACGGCAGGAGCGCTTTCAATTACAGTTGGTGGAACATCTGGTTCAGGAACTCTTAAAAAGGGTAGCCTTTTCACTATTGCCAGCGATACAACTCAATATGTAGTTGCTTCAGATTTTGTATGTGGATCAACAGGCGGAACTCTTTATCTTTATCCAGCACTTCAGGTAACTTGCTCAAGCAAAGCCATTACAGTTAAAGCAACAGGATATACAAACAGCTTGGCTTTCCATAGAAATGCTTTTGCACTTGTAACCAGACCTCTTGCACTTCCCGTCAGTGGAAATGGCGAGATTATTAATTACGGCGGATTCTCAGTCAGGGTAACTTCAGCATGGACAACAGGACTTGCGGATTTAATTACCGTAGATATTCTTTACGGCGTCAAGACCTTGACACCTGAACTTGCCATTAGGTTAACATCTGCATAACAACAAGGGAGGAAACCCTCCCTTGGTTTAGGAGGTAGATATGTTTAAATGTCCGTATTGTGGAGTTGAGATATTAACGGAAAGAGCTTATTGGGGACATGTAGAGATTTGTCTAGAGAATCCAAAGAATAAAGTTATTGAACAGGAATCTGTAAAGGAAGAAGTAAAAGAAAGACCTAAAAAGAAGAAGGAGAAATAAAATGTTCGTTACTCTTACTGAATCAAATACTTATTTTATAACAAGACCTTTTTCTGATGACTGGGCTGTTATGTCTGATTCGGATAAGACTAAATTCTTAACGATGGCTTCTAATAGAATTGAGAAATTACCTTTTATAGGGCAAAAAGAAATCGATGATCAAACGACATTATTCCCTCGAGTTATTAGAGTTAGAGAAGTTTCTGACTATACAATTATTGAAGCAACTCCAGATGAGGTGAAATGGGCTGTTTATGAAGAAGCATTTGCTATATTCAAGTATATGAATAGCGAGATATATAAGTTGAGAGAGCAAGGAGTTCAAAGCGCTTCAAGGGGAGGTCTTTCAGAGGCTTATGAAACCTACAGGCCGGTTGAGGAACTGATGAGTGTAATGGCAAAATCTTATTTAAGAGATTGGCTCGTTCAGAGTGCGAGGATATGAATATTTATGTTATAGGACTTGAAAAACTGAAAATTAAATATGAAGCCGATAAGATAAAAGCAGTTGATTATGCAACACAGGGATTAATAGATGCTGGAAGAGTTGCTAATGGAATTGCTGCTGATTTTGCTTTTCAAAGACCGACAGGGGCACTGGCAGCAAGGTACACTCTTTCAGTTGAAGAGCCGTTAAAGATTGCTCTTTATAATGTCGTTGCTGGTGGCTATTGGAAATATCCTGAGTACGGAACGGGTATTTATTCAACGCTCGGGAGTGGCAGATCAACACCTTGGAGTTATTATACAGAAGTTGGGCCCTGGAGAGGCTGGCACAGGACAAGTGGACAAAAACCAAAGATGATGTTAAACGATGCGGTTAAGAACAATAAAGCATTGCTTGGACAAATCGTTAGAAACAGGGTATTGAAAGGATTGATATATGGGGCTTAGAGAAGAGATAGCAAAGAAAATTCAAAGTGCAGAAGTGAGAAATTTTGATAACCTCGTATTTAAAAAAGATACTATTTACCTTAGAGAGTTTCCTGCTACGAAACTTAAATATGGATATGAAACGGTTATAGAAATGGTTGTAGTCATTGATGAAGCAGATAGCAATTTGTTAGACATATTGAAAGGCGAAATAGGAATGCATGGAACTTATGGAGATTTCTTTATTCAATTGATAGATTATAGTGCAGAAACTCCTTTACTGGCTCTTGATAATCTATGGACAAGAAGAGTAACTTTAAAAATTAAGTGGGAGGAAACATAAATGGCGGCAACTGAAATAACAAAACAATCATTAGTTCCTGAAGGCATTACTGTTACTTTCGAGGCTTGTAATGTAGATGGAAACTTTTTTCTAAACAATAAAGGGACCTGCGAAATTAGGGTTAAAAATACGGGTGG